GGTGGCTATGATATCACCAAGGGTGCCACCGACAGTGCCCGACATGCCTACTGCAATGACCCATTTGTTAGAGCCAGATCCCTCCCGGTAGTCCTCAGTGCTCACGGTCACCGTGGCATCGGTGTCCACTAATTCATCAAAGGCGGTATCGCAGTCCAGGAGTTTCTTCTCAGTGAACTCAGCCCTGTAATCAATACGTCGGATCGCCGCGATATTAGATGGGATCGTGTAACGAGATGTCTTCTTGGATGTGTGCAGGCTGATGTCCTCATCAGGCACATAGAACCTGCCAGTAGCGTCGTAGATAGCCATGTTGATAAATTCGTGAATAGCAGCCGGAGGGAACGCCCTGTCCCATAACTCGTAGGTCATCCCGCTTGGCACGGTGGCCCCGAAAGCGGGCGTTACTGTGATGTCAGCGGTGGCGGAGTCAGATGCCTGTCGTATCTCGCCGTCATTAGTGCCGGAGGTGGCTACTATCCACGAGCCGATATGCTCGTCATTCCCTCCACGTAGGCTGGTGTCCAGAACGGACCATGCATCCGTCGAAGAGGTTGTCGTGCCCTCAAAGAGTTTGCCTAGAGCGTACCCAATGCTTACCCGAATCTGCTCCCTGGTTCTGCCTTGTATGACTGCCATGTTACCTCACTTAAAAGACCCAACCCAGTTACCCAGGCTGGGCCTTGCCGTCCCCACATGGGGCAGTATATGCCGGATAGTCCGTCGGTAAGCTAGCTGCTCTCTACGAATCTTTCATATAGGGGCACACAGTCCAAGGCTAGCTTTTTCTGTGCGGATAACTCCTGCAATTGTTTCTTGACGATATACCGGGCTATCTCACCCATTGGAATGACTTTCATGATAGAGGCAGCCAGCTTGGGTATACTGTACTGATTGTCCCCCACCACAGTAATCCTGCTCTCCGCAATCTCTTCCTCGGATAGCCCGACGGCATCCCTTAGATCCCTGACAGTCTTGGCTGTAATGTAATCCCCCTCAACAGGGAGGATGCGTTGCAGCGTTATGCGTTCCAGGATATTCAGTTCCACTGCATCTGTGCCAATCCTGCCATTGGTGCTTTCCTGAACCCTATCTTCTACTTGCTGCATGGTTATGGACCGTTTCCATCCCAGGTGCCAGCAGTCCCGCCAGCAGCCTTAACAGTGACGACTAGTGCAGCCTTATTCGGCCCCTGTGAAGTGGATAAAGCGTCAATGGCTTTCTTAACCACCCCCAATTCTTTTTCCAGTCGTGCTTGTTCGGAAATTAAATGTGCTTTAACTGCATTAAATCCAGCCATGTTACTCCTTTACGCTGCCTTTAAGGCAACTAACTCTTTCTCCAAGGCGTCTATGCGCTCTGCGTTGCGGTCAATCCGCTCCCTCGACTGATAGATACCTCCAGCGAGGAGAGCCTCCATTCGCTGCGGATTGTGACCGATCCAGCCGTCTGCATGACGCTCCAATACGCCAATCTCAATCAACTCCTCTTGCCGACTCGCAAGCAGTCCTCGCCCCGCAAGGTATTCTTTGTGGGGCACAGAGAACGCACGGTACAGCACCATGGCGTCATCGTGATCGTCAAAGGCACTGTCAGCAGTGATGGCGGCATCACCCAGGATGACTGTGGTTCCATCCACAATCCGCAGGACATCTTCATCAGCGCCAGCTCCGTTTTCATCTCGCGTTAAGATAACAAAGCGTCCATCTTGCCCGGAATAGAAGATGTCATAGCCGTGGTTATTGGCAGCCCCTTGCCCATCGCCCTGTTCCAAACGAAGGGTGCTGTTGCCAGTTCCCGATGCCGGGATTTGGACTTTGATGATGGAATCCCCAGTGCTACCAGTGGTCGTGAGTTGCACTACCTGAGTCGCAGATCCTTCCTGGGCCAGTAGGTTCCCTTTAATATTCACAGACTGGTCTTGCTCAATAGTCATAGCCGTTGCCAGTGTTTCAGAAGCATTGGGTGTGGTGAGGAACTCAATAGACCCAGGCATGTCAGAAAGATCACTGCCACTTGTCAATGGTTCACCGTTAATGACAAAACGGATTTCTGCCACGGCAGACTCAGTATCTGTGCCATTAGAACCAAAGGCAACAATCCGGCCTATGTATTCATTGTCCGCAACTACCGTCTGGCTTCCTATGGTTGCGTTGCCACTTTTTACAAACGCTAGCATCGGGCCGAGGGCGTCTGTAGTGCTATATAAACCAAGGATCATAGATGAATCTGCCCCAGTAGTTCCGAGTACCTGGAACTCAGGAGTCAGATCTGTGCCACCATCCCCATCGGAGATGGTGACCTGAGACGCATTGCCAATTATCGTACCCGCAGAAACCCCAACCACCAGTCTGTCTGAGACGGTACCAGAGTCATCACCCTGAATGATGTACGCATTGGCCGACGTATCGTAGAAGGTGTTGATCCCCTCCTCGAAAGTGCCGTATCGGAGATTCTCTCCATCTTGAACTGTTCTCGTTGTCATTGCTTCACCTCTCCATCACTGGATTGAATGGTATCTAGGGGTCAGTGTGTCTTTCCTTCTAACATCCGAAGCCTTCCACTCACGTAAAACAGAACCTAGATCCTTTCTCTGTTCCGGTGCCATGGCTGGCCTTTTTGATTTCTCCTCTTCTTCGGCATTCCATAAGTCCACTTGCCGTTCCAGGTACTTCTGTTCATATGCCTGGACTAAACCAAGATCTTCATACTCATCGTCTGCCAAGAAAATCTTCCAAATACTCCTCTTCCCAGAGATCATATCTTTGACCTCGTATGAAAAACCATCCCTGTGCCAGAACCCTATCGCATTTTTGCGGTCAAATACCTGCCTAGCCATTAACGCTACTCGACTCCTCGCCTACGGGTCTATTGTTAAGTACATAAAACCAAAGTCTGCATCAGCAGGTTGTGGCCCCAAAGCGTAACCGATACTCTGGTTGTCCGGGGCACCGCTGCTGTCAAGAAGTATGGCCGCTCCAGCAGCACCTGTTTCTGCTGATGCTAGCTGGTCACCGATGACCCAAGTGGTGCCCGTATTCAGCAAAGCACACGGCCCCCACGTCTGAATCCATCCATAATAATCTAATGTCATAGTCGTTGGAGATACGCCAACCGCTGCTTGGGTTATACTGGTGGGTTGCACAATGATCTCGCTGTACATGTTGGGCATAACGCCGAACAATGAAGAAGTGGCGGTCAGGGCTATGACGAACCCATCGGGCTCATCAATGGTGAACACACAACCAGCCGCACTCGAAACAGCGGTATTGGACAGGATCGGGTAGATTTGCCCTTCCCCTGCTCCATCGTTAGTGTACAGCCACCCTTCCTTGTACTGATCTTCGGTGACTGTAAGTGAGGTCCCGGTGGTTATAGTTGTGGCCCCTACGGCAGCACCAGCAGACCACGCTAAATCCATATCGTGAGCAGCAGTCGCTGCTACCGGCTGAACTAACCGCCCAGATGCTATCTCGGTCCCACCGACAGCGGCATACCTATACGCCCTGCCATCAGCAAAGGCCATTCGAGTCCCCAGCTTGTGACGCTGATTGGAAGTTAGAACTTTCTCCCAGCCCGGTCTTCCATAAATTGTATTCGGAAATGACATTTTTCAAACTCCTTATTTACAGGTTCTATGTCCTGCGACCACCGATATTACGGGCCTCGGCAATCGTTACGGCCCTTGCTTTACTTTGATCTACCCTTGAATGGCTCCTCCCTTGTTTTAGCGCAACCCTCCACGACGCACGGAGCCCCTAGCCTTTTGCTGTAATACGTGTGTTTGTGCTTACCACTAGGAGCTGGCACCTCGTCAACTGCTATAGGAGGAGGCGGTGCTGCCACCGGGGCCACACCCCGGATAGGGATTCCGTATTCTTTCGCCTGTTCCGCAGTAGGAGCATATGGGACCAGAGCCCCAGTGTCCGGCGGGATAAGGGTCATCCCCTTCGCCATGTATAACTGGGTATGGTATGCATCCGCGGGCAATAGGTTGGGCATCTTGACCCAACCATTCCCCACTGGCTTCCACCATTGTGCGCGAGGAGCCGGGGTATTGATGAGTTCCATCGCAATACCCTTCCTCGCGAGTTGCTGCTCCAGATCCTTACGGACCTTTAACTGCTGCGGTGTTGGCATTATTTACGTCCTATTAACTAGTTGCTGGGTCGGCTGCATCATAAGTGAGTGGTGCGCCACGAGTGTCGTCAAACTCGAAAGCCGCATAGTCCTCGACGTATACGAGCTCCCAGGCCCTCAACGAGAGGTCATTGGTCTTGCCCTGGAACGGCTCTTGTGACGTTAAAGTTCCCAACGCATCTTTGCCCATGATTGCGCCGATCATGTCATCACTAGAATCACGGCTAATATTGCCAGTCTCGAAAATGGGAACCCCCCAGATGGCATGCCCAGTCCAGGCATTCTGCAGGAGTCTGGCAGAGTAACCCTCGGGCAGTGGGCGGACAGTGCCGCTACCTACCGTGGTCGTGTCTCTTGCCAACCGCATGGCACTGTTGGGATGCACAATCATAGCCAGATCTTCGCCGTACTTATCAGTCTTGGCAATGGCTACACAGCTTGTCGCATTGGCTGCGCTGAAAGCCGCTGCTGCTGCTCCCAACGTAGTCCCCCCGTTGAGCCCACTGAACAGGTTGATGAGGTCCGCTTCCCTCTTTCTCTTGGAAGCATCACCAAATTGCCTGCCAGCAGTCTGGAAGTTGGCCGCCACGTTCTGCCGGAGCAGTTTCCACGACAGCACTACCTTTGCGCCCACCTCAGAGGTCGTGACGCTCACAGAGGACATGCCCAAGTCCTGCTCATCTACCATATCCTGTCCCTCAGAGAGGTCAGAGATAGTGAACTGCCCGAACTTAGGGAAGATGCCAGTATCCTCACCCTTCTTCAAGGTGAAGTGGCTAACCAACCCCCACACGGGGGCATTGTGCTCGGCTGTGAACCTAGCAGTCGAGATCATCTCCTTGCTAGCAGCCTCCAGGGCTCCAGTGGTACTTATCGTTGGCATCGCTTATCTCCTCATATGATCTAGGAATACTTTGTACTCTGCGTCAGATACACCGCTAGGTCCAAACCGAGCCATTTTCTCCTGAATATTCTCCAAGTTAGACCCAGAGGTGGCCCTTGGTGTGTCAGACTTGAATTCTTGCACCGGAGTCTTTGCTTTTAGTAAGTCGGCGATTCGCCAGTCCGCTGCGGCAGCGTGCATCTGGTATGCATCCCCGATTTCCTCAAGGTGTTCGCGAGGCACACCATATTCTTTGGCAAACTGATTGATCACTATCTGTTTTGCTTTCTCGTTTTTAACGGCTTTAACGTAATCTTCTTCCAGTTGTGTTTCACGCTGCCTAAGTGCTTGCTCTCTAGCCTGGAGGTTTCGCGTAGCATTGATGCTCTGAGCGATCTGGTCCGGCCCGTATCCAGCCTGCTCATACATGGAACGCATTTGTTCAATTTCCATTTGATTCTGGTAATTGACGCGTTCGTCTTGAAGCCTGCGATTTTCTTGACGAAGGGCGTCAGCCTGTTGCATAGCCTGATGCATCTGGTGCTCAGCAGCCGTAGGCTGAGGCGGCGGCGCAGGAGTAGGAGGAACATCAGGCGTTTGTTGCGCTGCCGTTCTGGGGCTAGCACCATCCGTCTCTTGACCAACTGGGGCTTCATCCCCTCCCGCCACCATAGACGTCTGGTCTTCTGCACTGTCAGGAGCGAGGTCTTCAAACTCCTCTCCCCCGACTGAGGTGCCACTATCCTCCGTAACGCTTAGTGCTTCTCCTGCGTTGCCCGGTAACTGCTTCGTTACCATAAACCCTCCAGAAAATAGAAAATCGCCAGTATGGCCTTCTGGCGACTTGCACACTCATCTGCGTAGATGGAAGGGGAATCTGGCGACTAGCGCACTAACGAGCTATTCAGTTGTAAATACTTCTTAACATAGCTTCTTGTAGCTTGTCAAGCCGTCTGTCCAGAACGGCTGTTACGCCACAGCCCCGGCAGGTGATCTTTAGCATACCATCAATTAGCCCGTCCGCAACCTTCTTGTTGCAGTTAGGACACCGCACTTCATGCCAGACCATCATGCTCAACTATTCCTCAGTTGCGTATTCGTCTTGTATCTGTTGCACTAAATTATGAGAAATCCAAAAGCCCGGCTTGACAGTTAGGTTGGTTATATTTAATGCTCGAAGCCCAACGGGATGCAGTTGCAAACTTGTGTTTCTAGCAACGTAGCTCACTTGTTCCGGGGTCCAGCCAGCAACAGCAATTTGCCGATCAACGTAATCCCAGTCCACAGTATCCTTTACGTATTTCCCACCAGAGGCAGCATTGATGAAATAGTAGTATTCTTGTCGTGCACGCTCATTCGGATCTGAATCCGTTGGTGGCTCCGCCTCTTTTATCCTGCCCTCAGATTCCATAAGCTGGGCTATCCTGATCTGGTAGCGATCCCGAATCCTAGCATAAACTGCTTCGTCAGAGGCGCGAGAGTTAAACCCCAAGGCGGCCCTGGTCCCACGAGGATCTTTAACAAGCCCTAGTTCTTCTTGCAGACGATCAGCATCTATCTTGCCCTTCTTATGGTAATACTCATTACCCTCCTGCTCCCGCAGCACTCCAGTCTTGCGCCTGAGAGCTGCTTCAGCCCGCAAGGCAGGATCTTTGAACAACAATGTCTGCTGCCACTTCTCTAACTCCTTGTATTTGGTTATTTTTTCCCCAGTCTTCGCAGATACAAAGTCGCTATTCTCTGTAGCCCTATCCAGCATGAGTCCTGTAGGCTCGGCTCGGATGTTGAATCCCGTTGCTTTCAATAACTGCGGGATAGTGCCCAAGCGACTTTCCCCTTCCGCTAGCACGCGCTCTCCACCTGGTATCACATCCCTAAGAGGGCCAAGGGCATGCGTGACTGAAATAGGGGCCGCAATGTCCACAGCAGCTTGAGAGATTCTACGCAGGGGGGTTCCCAGCGGCTCCCCAAAGAATGTAGTGCCCGTAGCCTGGTTAGTGATACCCCGCGGGAGAACATTGGTCCTTGCAGCAGCAGCTTCCGGTGGATTTAATATCCATCGGAAAGCAGTATCCATCTGGCCCACCGTATCCAGGTACACCGGCGATCCTCCACGCCCCTTTAATAAAGGCACCTGGGGGGAAAGGAAACGATTATTGTAACCAATGGGAACACCAAGTTTCTTATATAGCCAGAAAGCGTAGGGATCATTCCATTTAACGGGTATATAAGACTGAGCGGGCAAAGGCTTGCCTGTGGCGGCAAAGTTAATCAAGTTACCGAAAAAAGCTAGGCTGGTAAAAAAGCCTAAATAGTATTCTCTCCACAATCTCTGGTTCTGCACTCCTTCTATCCGCGGCGTCCCTGGAGGCCTACGCTTTAGAGCCCTGCCCCACGATGCAGGCAGTGCTCCCAAGGCTTGCTGGATCAACGCTTCCGATTCATTGGTGGAAAATATAAGGGTGTGCATAAACTCTCGTAGTGCCCGGCCCTTCAGCACTGATTGCCATGTCCCCAAAGTGGAAAACATTTTGTTCGATTCATATGCTGCCTGGGCCGCCACCTCTCTTGAAGTGAAGTTAGGATGATCACTACGGATACGAGGGATAATGAATTTTTGGAGAGCATCCATATGGGCTACCGTATAAACTCCATCAAACAGTCCGCTCTCCATGAACTGCTGTACTTTTTTCAGATTCCGTGCCGCCCTCACGGGCAAAGACTGACCACCCCCTACATCACTCAAAGCACCTAATATTTCCCTTTTGAACATGCTGATATCACCGCCAATCCCAAGCCCCTCTTCCATTACCATCCTAAAGCTAATATCAGAGTCTTTATAAAGAGGTTTCCCGCTGAGCAGTTCTTTTCTGAGTTCCCCCCTGTATCCTGCGGAGAGATTAGCTCGGATAAGTCGCGTCAGCAAAGCAGGGGCGTCCAGGATGCCACCCTTCGCCAGCACCGTAGGTGTGAAATGGTAAAACGTCATGCGGGCTCCAAAGTCCACATGCTGGAACAAAGAGCCGAAGAGCTTCACGTGCTTGGCAGCAGAGCCCCAGGCACGAAAGTCTCTATAAAGATCGCGGTCAACTATTCTGCTAGTGAACGGAATGGGTATACCGATATCGACACTAATCGATTTGCCCCAGAGCTGCTCAGCCTCTCCGGCCAGGTCGGAATGCATTGCGATCTTTTCTGTCATCCTACTCGCTCCCGGCACATCCGGGTCAGGGACAGAACGCCCCTCAAAAACAGGGCCAGCACTAGGCACCCTAAAGCGTTCGTCTGAAGGCAGTAATTCTCCCACAGGTTTAGCTAACCCACGAGCCCTAGCGCGGGTAACCCAGATAGTCGATTCCCTGTAATCTACCCCGGCTACCCGCCTCAAAGCCACCATGTGATATGGGTCCCATAACGTTGGCTCAAACCCAGCCTGGCGGAGTTCGCTATAGGTAGCGTCAATGCGGGGTTTCATAAAGCCTGGCGTAGTGCCAGGTCGCCCACTTAGTAACGGTTTGATCTGTTGCTTCCACCCACGAGGGAAATAGTCTGGATGAGCCATCATTCTATTGGCAAAGTTTTTGGCATCAATGCCAACCAAGAACAAATCACGCGGATCTGCTCCCTGAAGGAAGGCCAACATGTCAGCCGTTTCCTGTCCCATCAAGGCCCGCACATCATCAACAACAGTTGCTTGTCCCAAAGAAAGGGTGGACCTGGGGTATTGATCAGGTTCATGGAGATGCAAGAAAATTGGCTCCATGTCCTCCTGAGTCACTTTAAGTTTAAGCCTGGCCAGCTTTTTTCTCCCGTCCTCTACAAACGTCTGCATTTCTTGCCCCACGACATTGCGGGCTGAGTGATATTTGCGCGGGATAGTCGTCGCCGAGCTTTCCCACGATGGGAAGTCCAAAGCATCTCCTAGCGCGACTTCCGGTCGGGTAGGCGGTGGCGTCCCCATATTATCACCCAAGCCTTGGCCTTCTTTCCTCGGTGCTATGACCTCGGCAGGCATATCACGCAAGCGTTTAACTGCGACTTCCACCTCTTGCGCCTCTCGCGCTGCATCTCTAGCGGCAAATTGTTCTGGGGACACCAGGCCCTCGCGCCCCCCAGGCACAGCACCAGGACGGCCAGGTATGGGCGTCCGCCAGAATGATGCCGGTTCTTGGGGTGGGTAAACCGGTCGATCCACAACGCGACCCCTTGTCGCTTCCGCTATTTCTCGCTGAGAAACAGGACGGGTAAAAGGTCTGCGACCAGGCGTGACAGGTTCCGCCCCAAGCACACCTTGGCGTAGTTCAGGCGGTAAGCCGCGCAACTCAGCCTCTACAGGCCCAGTAGGCCCTGTGGTGGTGGGGGTGGGTATAACCTCTTCAGCTATGTCACCCACCGCCCTCGCAGCAGGTGTGCCGGGGGGTTGCGTAGCTCTCCGCATGGAAGCCTTTAGACTCGTACTCCTCTCCAATTGGCGAATCTGTCTAAGGGCACTATCAATCTGCGTCTTTGATGCATTGCTAGGGAGGATCTGTACGTGGCCCACACCTTCAATTGTAGGCATTGTGACGGGGTCCTTTATTTTACCTTTAGGGTCATACTTCTTTCTAGAGTATCTGCTACGAAGGGAGTTCAGCACCTGACGCACGAGGGGGGTGTCTTTGAGCGCAATATGTTGACCCATCGGGTTATCTTCTGAAACGATGATCCCCTCTATAACCTTACGTTTGGGGAACCGCTGTACATCTCCACCCAGTGGCCTCGATAGTATCTCCTGGGGCTTCCCGGTCCCCAGTGCCAGTTGCCTACGGCCAGCCGGGAGTGCACGAGACGGTGCATCAACAAGAAGGTTCCGCTGTTTTAGGTGACGAATCAGCTTCCCTATACCTCGGAATGGGGCTGCAATCACCACCTCGGCTGCCGCTACAGGGGCTAACCCGGTGGCAATAGTCCGTAGCCCAAGTTCCCCGGCCATACTGGCCGCGGCAGGAAGCCCAGCCTGAAGGCTACCCCGAGCCGCCAACCCTTGAGCTCCAGCTTTCAACCCCGCTCGAACAACTTGGGCACTGGGAGCAGCCAGGGCCAAAGGTAACGTACCTACCGTCTCAAAGCCTGCTTTTTCATACCATGGTAGTCCTCTATATTCCCCACGGGCTCGTCGGAACTGATCACCCAGGCTTTCATCGCTCCTCACCGCCTTAACCACATCAGCAACATCCCACGCAGGGGAAGCAACCACCTTCCATGGGTCTTCCTTCAACTGTCGAAATTTGCGTCTGGCTGCCATGCCAGCAGTCTCAAAGCCCGTCTCTGCTGCGGACAGACCATGCCCGCCAGTAAAAGCCAAAAAGTCCGCAAACCCAGATGCAGGAGTGATCCCTTGTCTACTGGCCTGTGCAAGGGCTTGCTCCGGCGTAATGGCCCCTCCTGGCGGAATGTCTAGTTGCACTTGCCCAGGTAGTGGGGGTATTGGCCGAGCCGTCGGCGTTACAGGTTGGGGGCCAAAGGCGGGAGCCATTGTCGTAGGTACCCCTGGCCGCGCCGTTGGGGCGGGAGCCATTGTTATAGGTATCTTTGGACGCACTGGCCGAGCCGTCGGGGGAATTGGGCGACCAATGAAATCCCTGAACCGCATATACATCTTGTTACCAGGAGACATCTGGAGGATAGGTGCCTCTGGGGCGATGTGTCCGCCAAAGAGTTTAGGGTTTTGCTTAGTCAGCCAAATCCTAAACTGCTGCGCTTCTGTGTTCGGGGGCATCTAGAAGCTCGTCAAGAACCTAGTGGGTGGCGCAAACCTGCGAGTCCCGCGCCCAGCTACCAATGGGGACAAGGCACTAAACCGCGCCCCTAACCGGTTAGGAGCCAGATAGTCTTGGAAACTCGTGAACTCTGAGAGCGGCGTGCCCGCTTGGGCCTGTTGCCCTAGTGCCCCCAGGTACTCATTGAGCACATTTTGGAACTGGCCAGCAAGATAACGCTGCTCATTAGGGCTACGCCCCGGCTGCTGCACAGAGGCGAAGTATGGCATCCTCGGTTCCTCCTCCATCAAGCCACTCAAGAAATCCGTAAACGATTGATTACTAGTCAGTCCGTTTGGCATAATTAACCTTCCCTAAAAGAATCCTTTGCTAGCCGCATAGTCCAAGAAACTGGTTGAGGGGTCAACACTTTGCTGGCGCGACCATAAACTTTGTCCTGCTCGGCCTGCTGCCCCATACAATGACCTCGGAGCGGTGGCCTGTAGTAGCCGAGTGAAGAGCCCTAAGTCTGCTTCTGGCTCGTTTGCCACCTTAGCCAAGAGTAGTGCTCGGGTCGCTTCTGGGTCATACTGTCCGGCAGCCGTCGCTTGCTTCTGCCTTTCTTGCATCACGTCCATCCAGGCAGGATCTTCTCGGGCCGCAGCACGCGCACTGATCATTTCGCGAAGCTGCCCCCCTAACTCTTCTCGTGTGAACGGTTGTAACCCGCGCCGCTGGAGGAAGTTGTAGAAGTCCCCAGTCTGACCAGGAGTTCCGCCCGCCTCAAAAAGGGGTAAAAAGCTTGGCTCCCAGTCGGTGCCACCGCGCACCGGCGCAAACATCCTCTCTGTCCCCCTCTGCAAGGGACCGCTTATCGCACCAGACCCGAACTGAGATTGTAGAAACCGGGAAAATTGCTGCCCCTCTTGCTGCTCAGACAGCAAGCGTTTTTCTTCCGGCGTCCAGTCGCGTATCATAACGCCGCCAGGATCAGTCATGCCTATATTTTGACCACCCGTAATACCACCCGTAATACCACCCGTAGTACCACTCGGCTCAACTAGCCCCTGCATAATCTGGTCAATCTCAGACTGCGAAAACGGTGTATCCATGTAATCATATTTGTCCTGCATACTCGCAACAATCTGGTCACGTCCTGCGCCCAGCTTGTTTGCCTCGACGGCAAACTCTCTATCGGTGAGGAGGCCAGCCCAATAATCTCGGTTGCGATCTTCGTACGGGTCACTGGATAGATTTGCTATTGTATTTTGCGCGATGTTAAAAGCGTCTATTTCCGATTGACCCTGCACCGTTACCAAATACTTGGCTATATCATCTTCTATCTGAGGAAAGGACTCACCAAGGGTGCGTACTTCAGCGAGAAACTGATCCAGGGTAATTTCACCGTTCATGAGTTGCCGCGCTAATTCTTGATATCTCATTATTAACCTCCTGGTCTGAATCTGCTGAGCAGTCTACTTAACGGGTTCCTGGCTCCTGGCCTTGGACTCCCTGCTGGGACATTAGGTCCCGGCTGAGGGACTGGGCCAGGGGGCGGTGCCCCCATAGCAGCGTTAGGGGCTACTCTAGGGTCGAACCTTGGTGGGGATCCTCCGGGCATCGGCATACCTGGTGGAGGGCCTCCTGGCATCGGCATACCTGGTGGGCCTGCTTCCGGTGGCGGAGGGGCTGGTTTGGGTATAAGTCCCGACTCCTGCAAGACTTTAGCAAGCTTGAGGTTGTAAATCTCTACCAGGTCCTCCTCTCCTTGCTCAACCAGAGCCTTGCGGAGCGTCCAGATGGCTGCCACGGGGTCAGAGCGTTCAGCTAGCTGAGTCTTAATAGCCTCAGCCATCTTATCCGCATCCTGTATCCCCAGGATATTCTCATGTATCCACCTGTCATTGAACAGAGGTACAGTCCCCTGTCTGGCTTGCTGCGCCATGGCGAACTTCTGCATGTCATCCTGTGGTAACCGCGGTACTAGCTTGATCTCAGGAGGGCTGAGCCCCTTAATATCGTTTGCTTTGATCTCCTCGTCAAACCATACCTCTCCATGTCTACCCCTGACATTCACAGAACTAAATTTGCCGTCCTCGTACTGTGAGATCATATGCCCTGAGATCTGTCGGTACGCACCCATGACGGCGGCAATAAACGGGTCTGCCTTATCACCCGCTCCCTGGCGGAGCAGGTTGATGGCAAACCCTGAGATCGCTAGATCCTGCTGCCCGAACAGGTTGTACGGTATCAGCCCTCTCTGGCTTTCCGCACTAAGTAGAGCCAGCAGCGGGCCTGCGTCCGTTGACATCTTGGCAATATCAATAAGCTCGATAGACTCATTGGTATCCAAGCTGACCTCGGAAGCCTGCTGCAAGGGGTTCTCTGCCAGGACTTTAGACCCGCCATGGCTTTTCACGATATAGCTTGGCTTCGACCCGTAGTTCACCAGCGTAAGGAAGTCGGACGTTAACTGGTTGTATACATCGTTGGTGTCACGTATGGGTTTGAAGACACTCTCGCCAAAGTCACGGATAGTATCTTCCGCCTTGAGTGCCTGTATCGGCGGAGCGAATCCCGCTGCCGTCACCCATGCAGGGACTTTGCCTGTACCCCAGGCATACTCTTCTGGCTTTACTACGAACTCGCCATGGATAATAACGCCGAACTCGTTCTGGTCATAGTAGTCAATGACGTCCGCTCCGTTCTCCTCACCTGTCCCGCCGATATCAAAGTCGTACAACTCCCCGATCTCCTCACTGCTCATGCGGGTCTTGTGGGCTATCCAGACCAATCCGTTGCGGGACACCTGCCAATATGTGTTGAGAGGATCCCAGGGCATGACCTCGAACCGGGACGAGCCATCCTTGAGTTTCACCCAAGTAGCTCGGCCACAGGTGAAACCACGGATGAGTGCGAAGAAAGCAAGCTGCCCCTGAAGAGGTGGCAATAGCTGCGTCTCCAGCCACTCATCCACACTACGTAACCCACCAATCAGGAACCGCTCTTTGAGATTATTCCGCTCCCTAACATTCGGCTGCTGCCCCACGTTGTTGATTGTCATAGTGAGGGGAGCACCAGCGATGAGGGCTATCAGCTTATCCGCAGCAGTCCTCGGGTCATTGGAGGTATAGACAGACTTATCTGGATCATCGGGTGTAAAGGGATCAAGCCTGTATAACTTTGTGTAATCATCTTCCATGCGATGGCGGAGTTCATCCACATCGACTTCACGTTCCGCAACCATGGCGGCGATCTTCTGGGCGTTTAGAGCCATTCTACTTAGCCCCTATCAGTGCAGATTTGCCTCGTCCAGGTGGCCCCCACCGTTTGACCGGGATAACGGTTTTGCTCCGGGATAAACCATACCCGAATTTTTCCACCATACCATAGATACACGCTTTTATGCCATGGTTGTTTGAATCCTCGGGTATCTCCCCTACGACATTACCATCCCTATCGGTCTTCCAGCGGTACAGTTTAGTCTGTCCCTCATATGGCGCGATGGGATGAGGCATGGCTCCGAACTCACTGAGGATACCCCTACACCGCGGGGACCAGATAATCCCCGGCACACCAGTGAGAGGATCAGGCTTCAGAAAAGCCTTCATCCTCTCAACGCCTTCGAGTATCCG